CACGGTTGAGACGTGATTACTTGGAGACGTACGCGGACACCAGAGCCTCGGGCTTGGTGACCTTGTAGCCGTACACGTTCAGGCCGCGCATGATGTTGCCAAACGTGGTCTGCGAGCGCAGGGTTTCCACGTTGGTGATCTGCGAAGCGAACGAGATGGCGTCACGGGTGCCGGCCATGATGTTCCAGGCTTTCTTGTCGGCGTTCGAGCCGGTGCCGCCAGTAGCAGCGTCTGCGCCCAGGTCGTTGACCGAGCTCAGGTTGTTGCTGATGTAGACGGTGAAGCGGTCGATCATGCCGATCTTGCCGTTACGCAGGGGCGTCACGGAGTCGCCGGTCAGGTAAGCCTGCTTCAGGTCGCTGCGCTTGATCAGAGCAGCCATCCAAGCGGGGATCACCAACCAACGGCCTTCTTCGGGCGTGTTCTGCTCGTCCAGGGTCTGGCCCATGTCCAGGATGATGTCCAGCACGGTGCTGGCAGTCACCTGACGGGGAGCGCCAGTGGCACCCAGGTTGATGTCGCCAGACAGAGCGCCAGCGGTGGCACCCTTGTTGGCGGTGGCGGCGTCGGCGTACACGGCACCCAGGACGTCACCGTCGATGGCGATCTTCATCTGCTGCGATGCATCGTTGGTGAAGATGTCCATCAGCTTCACATCGGCCTGGACTTCGTCCACGTCGTCCAGAACGACCTGGAAGTACTTGCCCTTGTCGATGTTCAGTTCCAGGGGCGTGGAGGTCGGAACCTGGGAGGTCAGGTTCATGCCCTTGGTGTAGTTGCTGATGTTGATCGTCGGGATGGTGCGGATGTAAACCTTGTCACCCTGGCCCTTGATCTCGCCTTCCCAGTCGTTGTTCGTGATCTCACCGAGGACGGTGGACTTGTAGAACTTGACCTGGAGCTTGCCCGACCAGACCTCGGGGATGAACCCGGAGCCAGTGTCATAGGCCATCGTGTTGCCACTGTTGTAGTAGTTGCTGCTTGCTGCGACGGACATTTCAATACCTCAAGAGGTTGTGCTCGTTACCGCACTCGTTGTTCGCGGATGGCGAGCTGGATTTCTGCATCGATGGCAGAAGCCTGTTCCTCGGTGTATTCGCCGCGACGATCACGAGCGTAGAACTCGGCGATCTCTGCACGGGTCCAGAGCTTCTTGCCTTTCGGCACCTCTGGAGTCCGGGTAGCTTCAGGAGCTACCTGCGATTCCAACGAAGTCGAGCTTGCTGCCGACTTGTCTTGCTGAACCTTCTTGAACGCCTTGAAGAATCTGGCAACGCGATCAGCATCGCGCTTCTCTTCGGCCTGCAACAGAATGTCTTGGCGCAGTGCTCCGGTGAGGTCATCGACTTCACCAAGCCAGGAGTGAAACTCAGGGTCGTCGTTCACGATTCGCCAGTCGGGGACCTGAGCGGCAAGCCGGTCGTAGAAGTTGACTTCCACATTGGCCGCCGTCGTTCCCATCAGGGACTCGAGCTTCGACTTGAGGTCTTTGATCTCGCTGTCCTTCGCTTGCACCTCTTCACGAGCAGCACGGCGAATCAGATCAACGAGTGGTTCTCCGAACTCATTCACTTCCTCGGGCTTGACCAGGGACTCTTTGGGAGCCTCGATCCGAGCCTTCAACGCCTCCACTTCTTCGGTCAGGCTATTCAACTTGGCATCACGCTCTTTGATAGCCGCATGCAGTCGCGGGACCTCGGCGTTGTACTTGCCGCTGAGCGTCTTGAACCGGGCTTCCCACTTGTCATCTCCCTCGGCCGGAGGGGTGTTCTGGGGTGCCGGAGCAGATTCGTTCTGCGGTGCCGGGATTCCGCCCGAGCTCTCCGTGTTGGGAGGAGTCGGGTCGCCAGGAGGAGTTCCACCTTCTGGCTGTGTCTGCTGGGGCTGGCGAGCCTGTTGCAGTCGTTGAAGAGCTTCTTCTGCCTTTCTTTCCGCCTCGATGACGGCGCGTGGGAGGTTCACTTTTTCTCCTTGAGCCTTCTCTTCCTTTCGGGAGCCACTTAGGGTTTTCCCTTACGGTTGATCCGGTGTTCTCGGTGCCAACACAATCCGCTGTTGGTCCTGCGGTTTGCCCCAACGGGGCGAATCACTTCAGCTTGTAGAGCGTGTCCCTGGCGGTTCGCTTCTTCATCAGAAGCTCATCCAAGACCTGGGATGCCCCCTGATTCCACCGGGTCTGAACTTCATCCCTGGTGTACTCAGTCTCGTGTCTTAGGTTTGCAAGCGACTCCTCGAGCCACTTGCAGACCTCTTCAAAATCATTGTTGCCCTCAAGTGAGGCCAACGCTGCGGTGACTCTAGCTGGTGGTTTTGCCAGCATGTGTCACCGCTTACTTGCCACCCAGGCCGAGGAACTCCTTCAGCCGGCGACCACGCTCCATCGAACGCTCTGCGGGGGACATGCTCTCGAACCGCTGGCGCTCGGCTTCGGCCTTGGCCTCGGCATCGGCACGAGCCTTCTGGATTCCGGCCAAGCGGTCAGCGCGTTGCTTTGCCAAGTCGGTCAGGTCAGGGCGCTGAGCCAGAGCCTTCTTGCGAGCCTCCTCGGAAGCTGCGCGGTCGGCTGCTTCAGAAGCGGCGCGTTCCTCAGCGTTGCGGCGGTCCATGCGGTCGTACGCAGACTCGTACGAACTGCGGGCCACCGGGTTGCTCGAGGTCTGGGTGGGACGCGACAGGCGGGCAGACTCAGCACGGTCAAAGCTGTCGTCCGAGCTCTTCATGCTCTTGGGCGTGGCAGAGGAGCGGCCAACCGGCATGCTGCCCGAGCGAGCCGGAACAGAGGGCGCAGAAGGTGCGCCGCCGCTGGCACGAGCTCCGCGACGAGCAGGGGCGCTCACCTGAGACTCGGGAGCGTCGTAGCTGGCCTTCTCGCCACGAACGAACTCGTCCATCGACATGCGCTCAGGTGCGCTCTTGACGTCGCCGACGTAGTCGCTGTTGCTGGTCGAGGGCGTCTCGCTGGGGTAGGCCGAGCGGTTGCGCTCAGCGGCGTCGGCAAAGCGGGTTGCCTCGCGGGCGCGTTCAGAGTCTTCGGCCTTGGCCCGGCCAGCGCCGAAGCGGTTGTACGCCTCGCTGCCTTCCTGGTCGATGTTGCCCATCTTCAGGCGCTCGAGGAAACCGACCTTGTCGTTCTTCGAGAGCTCGAGGCCACGGGCCTTGTACGTCTCTTCGGTGTCGCCGTCAGCCAGACGCATGGGCTTGGTGACGCTCTTGCTCTGAG